CCTAAAACAACATTGCCTACTTGAGGAGCGCTTGGTGTTAGTCCTGTAGTACCTGCGCTAAACGTGTCAACCGCGCCTCCTGAATATGCAATCGTATTCCAACCACCTGAAGAGTAAGCTTCATAAACAGAAGTTTGTGTGTTGTATCTTATTTGACCATCATAACCTACAGGTCTTTGTGGAATTGTTCCGCTAGGAATTGTAACTGCTCCCGTACCTGGTAGTATAGGATCAGTTGTAATAGAAATTGTAGGATCACCACTTACACCTGACCCATCCACTACTGTAATTTGATTAGCTGTACCTGTAATAGTGCGTGGATTTAATACAGAACCATCGTATGTAATTACACCTGTGTTTACAAGTTGAGCAAGTGTTAATGGTAAACCTGTAAGACTTACTGTTGGATTACCTGAAACACCGTCACCGTTAGATACTGATAAACCTACCGTGCCTGCTGTAACCGTTCTATTTGCAAGAACATTTGTACTTGTTTTTGCTACAAGTCCGTTACCTAGAGCATTTAAATTAGCTAAAGCGCCTGTTACACCGATAACATAGTTTGATTGCGCACCATTGTCAGTAAGTGACAAACCTGAGCTTACAGAAATGTATCGACTATTTGCTAATGTCGGTTCATTATTTACTGTAATGAAAGTTTGTGTTAGTGAAGGACCTGAAGTGATTGCACCTGTAGTTGTTTGTACGGTTACGCCGTTTTGTACTATAGGAACTGCTTCGGTACCTGTAAGGGTTCCCGCGGCGGGTAATTGGGTTATCTGTACGTTTGCCATGTTCTAAGGACTCACAGTTAAGTTATCGAGGTTTCCGTTGTTCTCAGGATCTTGTGTATTTTGCTCAGGAGAAACAACATTATTATTTGGACCGCCTGTAATTAAGCTATTATCTTCAACAGCTACACTTACATCAGGACGAGCAAATCTTAAATTAATTCTTTCAGTTTGTCTTGCGGCTAATCTGTAAGGGTCAAATTGATCTCTACATCCTTCATCGCACACGCGAAGACCAGGGAAGTTTGGATCAGGACCTAGTCGTACAAAAGCTCTTTTCATCTTGCATCGATCACATACACCTATTGCAAGACTAGCTAATCCTTCGGTATCTAAAAATACAGGCATTATCTTGTATACACACTAATATTAGGCGCCCAATAAATTGGAGATTTATCTCTCTCTTCTTGTTCGGCTTCGTTAAGGTATTGCATAGCCATTCTTTCGAGATATGCTACCCTATCCATTGGAACTTGTGGTAATTCTAAACTTAGTCTATGAGCTAAGTTCATTACAATAGCTTCGTACCATCTTTGTGGTATTTCTAATTCGTCTGTAAGCGCACCTACATCCATAATTTGACGAGAGTACCAAACAGTCATTTGCACAAAAGCATTTGATGGTGTTGGCCATAAGTAAATACTTGGTTGTGGAATGGTTCTATCAAACCAAAATTGAAATGGTTGATTAGCTGTAAAGTTTTTATTAGGTAAGTTTGTATAATCGTCGCGATTTAAACGAGACATCATTACTTCAGTGCTGTTATTTCCAACATACCATTCGCGTACAGATAATGTTGTACCGTTATATCCACGCACTCTGTAATACTGAACATTTTGACCTGGGTCGACATCAGTCCATATCCATTGCTGATCTGTGACAACAACTTGACCTAAATCTTCTAATGTATTCCATGTTGATCCGTCGGTAGAATACTCGTAAATAAGAGACCAAGTAGCACTGCCACCGCCTGCAACATAAGGCATAATACCTATAGAACCTGCATAAACATCATTATTAGTTCCGTAATCAACAGAAAAATTACCGTTAGCAGAACTTTGTGTAGCGTATGTATCAATATTACCGTCATATATATTAGCTAATACGCCTGTTGACAATCCAACGGATGTTGAATAGTCGCCACTAGGACGATTCATTGTGCGATAAAGCACGTTGAGTGTGTCATTAGCGCCTAATGGAAGTGTGTAGATGTATTTATTTGGGGTTAAGCCAATAACTTCTTTATTAATTGCCCAATATTGAATACCAATGTTGATTAAGCTTGATAGAAAATAATAAAGCGATTGTCTAGCTGTAACTTGTTGCTCTGAAGTTAACTCTTCAGCTAGTTTTCCACAACGACGAGCGGCGTGGTCAATAACTTCTTGTACATTTACTACTGTTGTTCCTACGGTACCTGAGTAAGCCATGTTTTTCCTTTACCAACCTGAGCAATTCCAACGTCTTAATGATGCCTTTGCTCTAGGCGCATCACCTTTTGCGTTTCTTACCACACCTGACATGCGAGCACAAAAACTTTTCTTTCTAGCACCGCCTTGAGGTTGTGGAGCTTTTAAATTGCTTCCTGTTTCTCTGCGCAATTAAATAAAAACGGTGGTGGATCTTCTGTAATCGACGTGTTTATTTGGATGCGTAAAAATGGTGTTGATATTGCCAACTCAACTGGTCGTGCCACGAACACGAAAACCTGTGCCTGCGGCTGTTACTGTGTTTGCAGCCGCAATTGTTCCGCCAGTAGTAAAGCCAGTTGTTGCGTTGGCATAACTGATACTGCTGGTTGTGGCCGCAGTAATTGTATATGTGCCGTTGTAGCCTGAAGGTGTCATGCCAGCAATGGTCACACTTTGACCCACAGCATAAGGTGCTGTGTTTTGTGTTGTGAATGTTAGTGTTGCTGTTGTGCCTGTGCCTGACGCACCTGTAACCGCTGTAGTAAGTGTAACTGAGTTTGTGAATGCCTGACGAGCATAAGCCTGTGCTTGCAATGGTTGAATTGCCGCAGTTCCTGCACCTTGGTTTGCTGTGGCAATTTGCGAAGCCCAGTTGTTTGAAGTGCCAGCAGTGTAACCATCAAAGTTTAATGTGCCCATAACTTGGTTGGAGGCATTACCAGCAGGACTTGTTGATGTTCCACTTGCACCACCTTGGTTAACACCTGCTGAGTTGGCAACACCAGCAGTAGTATCTCCAGAATGATAACGAACAATTAAGGCAGCACCATAACCCAAGCCACCTGAACTTGAAGCAACTACAACTCCGTTCTGCCCAGCTAATGTTGTTAGCGATGATGGTGGTGGTGTATAAGCAGTATTGCGAGTGTAAACTAACTGTCCCAACACATAGTTGTCATCTGCAATGTTAGCATCTACTGTGTCAAAAACAACATCATCAGTTGTGCCTACACTTTGTCCAATGGCAACAACGCCGTCTGTGATTGTGACACCGGTGCCACCTGAGAAGTGGGCTCGCACTTCTGTAGCACTTGGCCCAGTATAGGTAACAACTCCAGTAGTATTATTGTAAGACAAACTACCGTCACCGCCTGTGTCAGATACCGAGATGGCCGCCCTTGCACGAGCATCTGTAAAATATTGATTAGTAGTGCCTTCATCTAAATTATCCGTATCTAAGCCAGCAACTACGCCAGCGTCGGAGATGCTGATGCTATCTCCAATATCCAGTCCGTTGCGGACCTTAAAGTTTTTATCTGCCATGGTTCATTCTCCCCGTTAGGCTTTCTTGATAGCAGTTTCTACTGCTCTAAATGTAGTTACTGCATTAGTTGGAGTAACTTGTAGTAGCATATTACCACCAGATACGGTAACAGCAATGTCAGCTAGGTCTGCACCTGTGCGAACATCAGCATATACTGTAACGCTGGCAGTTGTGCCATTGTGAACAACAAGTGCTTCTACAGTTTGGTAATCAGTGCCTGACTCAATTTGAATCTGATACTTTGCACTGCGATATGTGGTAGCTGAAATGCTGGCCAGTGTTTGTTGTGTAGTAGCAGCCGTTACTAATTCATAAGTCTTAATACCAGCAATGGCATTTAAGTTTACTGTAGTGAAACTGTATGTGCCATCTTGCAACTTATCTACTTCACCATCTGTGTAAGTCTTTGTGCTCAAGTCTGTGCTGTTGGTTGTGCCAGCAGGATTTACACTTGCATACACTGTGCCATCAAAGTTTGTGAACACAACACTTTCTGTTGTGTTGCTGCCTACACCACTTGCATACTGTCCACTTACAATGCGCAGTGGATTTGTTGTATTGCGAGCATCTAAGTTTAAGAACTTGCCGTTGTCATTGTCGTTTGTGTTAAACACACCTACT